TCGTATTGTTTTTCTACTTCGTCTGCTTCTTTTTCTAAATCTTCTTGCATTTCTTTTAAATAGCTATCAATCTTATCTAGGTCTGGAACTTTTGGGGTATAAAAATTATTAATATAATTAGTATTAGTATTACCAAATAGTATTCTGGTTATCAAATGAATCCCAAATCCTTGAAGGATAGATAAATGAATACTTGAAACAGATTCAAAAAGATAATTCCAAACAAGAGCTACAATCGTTCCATATATTAAACCAAATAGAATGTATGTTGTGGCAAGATTTAAATAGTCAAATTTTGGTAATTTCATTATACTAGCCTATTCATAAAGATTGGAGTATATTCTCCTACATAAGAACCTATTACATTATAGTCAAAGTATTCAATAGCCTCTGTCTTTGGGTCATCTGATTCAGAGAATTGTTGCATTAGGATTCTAATACATTTATCACTACAATAAATTGCAACTGGATTACCATTAAATGATTGCCCAATGCCTAGAAAAGCCTTATCAAATCCATCAGCAAGTAAGATATCATCTTTATGGTCTGGATATTGCTCGTTAATAAACGATACGATTTTTTTAGAATGTTGTTGTGCTTTTAATTTCATCTTGAATATTTATACCAGAGTTCTACTTTTAAAGCAAGAACTATTCTTGGTTTGAATTTAATTCAATATCTTCAATAGCCCAACGGATATAGTCTAATGGAGTAGCACCTTTGTTTTCACCAGAGAGCTTATCTCCTGCAATCATCTCCTTAACCCTCTGCTCTAAATCTTCTAAGATTTGCCTTCTTTTCATTTTTTATTGATATACTTTTTAATCTTTTTTACCAGAGACTCTACCTTTTCAAGTTCTTTCCAATTTACGCCAGATATATTCTTATGGTTTTCATCGTGCCATTTTACCAATGATAGCATATCGGCTTCTAAATCGAGTAAGTCTTTATTTATTTTTGTTACGATTGTCTTTTGATTTTCCATATTATCCTAAAAGTTTTCCCAGCATTATATTCTCTTCTTCGTCTCGCTTTAGAATGTAGCTAAACTTTCTGTAAAATTCATTTAATTTTAAACCAACACTCGCTGGAATAGTGTTATCTTTATTTTCATCATACCAAGCCACAAACTCTTGCATTGTCCTAATCGCTTTAACTTCTTCTTCCATACTCTTATACTATACTGGATTTATTTTTTCTTCAACTTTAATTTTGCGTGATCTGAGAATAAGTTTGGATTGTCCTTGTAAAGTATTTCTAATGAAGTTTTTGCAAATGCTCTGAGTTCTTTTTCGTCTTTGATAGCGTCAATAATTTTTTTTGCCATTAGAGCAAATGTTTTTTGTTCTTTATCGAGTCCTTTTTCGATTTTTGACTTTACTTTTCCCATCTAACTTATTACACTTATCTTGGGATTCAGCTATCTCAAGCCCACGAATTAAAGCGTGATTGAATCCAATATTGATGTATTGTTCTTCTGTGATAACTTCTCGCCCAATAGAAGCAAGATAGTTTTGAGTATCTGTATCTAGTTCTATGTCAGCATCATAGACGCTCTTTTTCTTAAATTTTCCAACTTTGATTTTCATTTTAGAATTTAAATTCAAATTGCTCTGCTTTAACTATACTATCTGGCTCAAACTTTTCTACATATAGTTTATATAGATTTTCATTAGTCAAGTAGTTAATTTGATTAACTAATCTACCAAGTAATTTTTCTTGACTTTCTTTAGAAAAAGCCTCTTTTAACTTTCTAATCATTGTTGTTCTATCGTTAATCATTTTGTTCCTCCAATAAAAATTCTGGAATCATCTCTTCTTTTGCGTCCTTATCTTCACTAATACGAATCCAATTTGCTAGATCACCATATTTAATTCCTTGCATTAAATCTTCATAAAGAGCTTCTGTGGCGTGTCTTACCATATCTTCATTATCCATATCTACAATATAGTTTAAATCTAAAGAAATTCGTCCTAATTTCATTTTGCGTTCTTATGCTCCATTATAAATTCACTAGCTTGCTCAAGAGCATTAACAAAGTGCATTGTTCTACAATCTTGAGGACAATCCTCATCAGCTTGAATAACAAGCTCCTCTAAAATTTTAATTGCTTTATCCATTTCTTTATTATAGTTCATTTTATCTTAAAGTCAATTAAAACCTAATGATGGTCTTTCGTCTTTGCTAAACAATTCTATAATACGAATATTACTTACCAAGTGCCAATCATTATTGATCTTCATACACTTTTCTGCTGGAGAAATCTCTGATACCTTACCTTCTTGAATAGCGTGTCTATTTATAGGAAAGTTTATAAAAAGTATTTTGCGATCTATTAAGTCTTTTAATTTCATTTATTTAAATCCGAGTAGTATATATCAATCTTGTCTTTGAGTTCTGCCATTTTATTGCCAGCATCCCAATAGATAGAAAGTTCATCCATAGCTTTTTGATCGTCAAGAAGTTCGCTGGTTAAAGCTAGAGCTAACTCTAATTCAGCATCAGTAAAAAAAGATGTTACTTTCATTTTGCAAATGGTTTTAAAACATAACCCCAATAATCACTATCGGGTTGCTTTTGAATATCGTCCCACATAATACATCTAGCAATATAAGATGGAACATTTAATTTGTCGCAGTTGTCAACCCAATGCTTTTCCATAGCTTTGTATTTTGCAACTCCAATTTTTGATTTGCTATACTTTAAATTTTCCATACCATAAAAGCGAAGATGGTGAACATCGCCACATAAAACTCTTGTTAAGATAGGAGTAATCATCTCAAGTGCAAAACTTACCTTTGCGTAGCTCAAGCCACGAATACGCTCAACAAGGCTATCACGAACCTTTACATAATGTTTTTTATTGTAGCAAGCGAAGTCTTTTGGATTCTGCCAGAAGTCTTTTGCAAAATCCCAAATGTAATCTGTGCGTTCATTCTGACAACCAACTCCAGAACGAGTAAGACGCTTTAGTAATTCCTTGCGATTATATCTCCAATAAATAAAGTCACGAATAGCAAGATAACCTTTGATATTACCTTCCCAAGTGGTATGCACCGAGCAAAAGGCGAAAAGATAACGCCTAAAAATATCATCATTGGTTAAGGGTTTAAGGGTTTCCCAATACTGCTTGTAGGCTTCTACCTTATGGGTATGAAGCTCTTTGAAGCTGGCGAAAAACTGATCTGGTTTAGTTGTATCCATATCTCAAATATAATTGAATTTTAATTAAAGTCAAAGAAAATTATTGTATAACCCATACAATCTTGTCAAAGTGTTTGCTATCAGCATCTAATACTTCTTCGTGACTACCATAATACCATTCGTTATTTCTGTCTTGAAGTATTTTTGTTGGTCTTAATAGTGTGGTATCATCTAAACCGCCCTCATATCCTCTCACGCATATATGAGTTTCTGGTGGCAAATCTTTAAGATGATTAATAAGTTCTCTTGCCGTCATATTCCATCCAATTTCTTGCGTGATAAGGACTTGGGAAAGTTTTTAATAGTTTAGCATCAATAAAATCAACATTAGGATAGTTGTCTTTACGAGTTTCCTCATAAGCTCCCCACAATTCAAGATCATTTCCAAATTCATCCTCTAATTGTTTTATGTATCTAATTACTTTCATATTTTCCTAAGAAATCATTTGCGTCTTTTAATTTATTAAATGTCTTAACTCTAATAGTTTTAACTACTGGAACTTTATAGATTGAAAAAGACTGAACATAATTTCCATCCTTGTCCTTGTCTTGCTCTACATAATATGTATATTTAATTTTGTTCATATAATAACTATATTGATCTTTGCATTAAGTTTATAAACTTTATTGCCCTGCTTTTCATCGGGGTCATTAATTGTATTTCTTTTCTTGTCAGAGAAACTATATGCCTTACCATCATCTAAGTCAACAATATTTGCACCAGTAAAATTAGGTACTCTAATCTTCATATATATTGAGTGATTGCCTCGCTGAACAGATTCGGGGTCAAAGAAAGAGAATACTTCGCCTTCTTTGAGTTTATCAAAATCAATCATAGCCTCTTTGTCTTGTGACGATATTACATATTTCATATTTTTTATCTCCTAGAATGGTCTATAACTATACATTCGTTCTGCTATTTTGTAAAGAAAATCTTTATTCATAACCGAAAATTTATATTTCTTTTGAAACTTCTCTAGCCTAATTTTATTGATTGTCTCTTTCCCAAAGTCTCCGATTTTACTTTCGTCTGTTACTAGGTATTCTCCTTTTTTTAAATTGAATAAACTCATTATTTCTTCGATCTGATCTTCATACTTGTCTATTTTGCTTGAACCTGCAAACTCAATAATTTCACCATCATATGAAATCATTTTTCCTTTTGTAAAATCGTATCTAGGCTTCATTTTGATCTTTCTATCAAATGATCTAATTTTAGCATAATTTCTTCAAAAGAAAAATGCGATGGGTCTTTATCTTTAAGGTGATGTAATGCTTTATCTATTTTTATTAATTCATCTCTAGTGAACCAAATGTCATATAAATCATTCATTTATCTACTCCATTGAAACTCAAAAATCCAACCCAACCAATTAAATCCACATTCAGTAAAGTATTTACTATTCATATAAAAAAATTTAGGCAATAATTTAAATTGAAATGAATTTAAAATATAAAGCCCCATATCTTTATATCTAATACGATAGTAGACTTTACTAACAAACCTACCTTGAGCCTTCATAGCTTTCTCAAACTCTTCGCTTGTCACTTCTTTTTTCCACTTTTTTATCTTCTTCATATACTTTTTTAATTAATTTATTTATATCGCTTGCTAACTGATACAAAGATTGATTGATTCCAGTTAAGTTTTTGTTAACATCTACTAATATTTGTTCTTGAATTGTCATAATTTAATCCCATAAGTCTTTAAAGTAAAGTCCGAGCAAAAGAAGTCCATTCCTTTGACGCTCATAGGCTTTATTTAATTTTGAGTAATCTGGTTGAATGTTATCCTTGCTTTCAAACTCAACCAAACTTGTTCCGTCTCCTTGAGGAGTCAGAAACATTTGTCTATCTTCGATAGGGTCGAAGCCCTCTGGATAAACTTCATAGAGTCTATCTAAATTAATATCTATGTTATCTTCATCTACTATCATTTGAAGTGCAAAAATAATTTCATCTAAAACATATTCATATTCTTTTTGATCTAAAGAAATTTCCATACCAGTTGTTTTATCTTTATAACATCCAAGTGTTTCGTTAAATTCAAAATTGTTTTGCTCTCCAACATAAGGCACGATCTTACCATCAACAATTAAATGATGACGATTAGCAAGACTATTATAGTTTTTGCGAAGGTGTTTGATTCTCGGAAGTATAAACTTTGCGATAGCTTGAGGGAGATTCCAGCAATCACTATCAGAATATCCACGAATTAATCTTTGAAGTTTATTCTTTAATCCCCACTTAACATTAAGATAAGTATGAGAGTAATAATTAACCTCACCTAGAAACCAATTTATAATAGGATTCTTGTGAAATCTAAAAGATCGCATCAATTCTTCAAATGTTTTTCTTTCACTCATAATTTATTTAAGGTTTCTCTTACTGAGTCTAACACTTCTTTAATGTCTTGTAAAGAGAATGATTTAGCTCCACCATTAAAACTATAACCTTCTTTATCTTTATTAAAAGTAACCATTAGTTTAGTTTCAGCATAAGTATAATTGCTTCCATTCCAAGAGCTTCCTTGAGCTTCTTTCCCATAAAAATATGCGGTTGCCGTTGGGTTTTTATCATTAAGATTATACATACGAATAGTTACTGCATCACAAGGAAATTTATCCGTGGATGTTTTATTAATAATTTGTGCAGATGGAACAACGCCCTTAACTCTGCTATTCTTTTCCCAAAATATTTTATGTTTCATAAACCTTCCTCCTTACATTTTTCTTCGTAATCCTTTATAGTTTTATAATCATCCCAACGCCCAGCGTTGGCTAGAATATTACTTGTAAGCATTACTCGATGTTCTCCCTCTTTTTTACTATCTTTTTCATCATATGTCAAGGTAATTAAACCCAATCCATAATCATCATAGTCTAAAACTTTTAAATCTACTCCTTCTTTCTCTTCTTGATCTAAAAGAGATTCGATTGCTCTTGTGGTAGCTTCTGTATATCTATCAGACTTTTTAATATCTTTCTCTAAAACTACTTTAGCTAACCAATTATGTCCACTCACAAAAAAGTTCATATTAGTATGCAAAGTTATCATCTCCGTCATCTTCATCATCTTCAAAATCATAAGACTTTTCTTGTTCTTCTTTTAGTCTAAACCAGATATTGACTTTATCTTTAATTTGTTTATGCTGTAAATTAACAAACTCTAATGGACACTTTTCTAATCGTGACATTATAATTTCTGCAAATTGAACATCTGTATTAATAAATAAACTTGCATCTGCTTCAACCCATTCATATGATTCAGCATATTCTTCGCAGATCGTTTGAATTTTAGGATGTAGTTTCATAGGTCTTTTAAATCAATCTTTTCTACTTCTTCTACTTCATTATGAACTTTGCCACGAATTTCAGCTAACAGATTAACTACTGAGTCTAAATCGTGTTCGCTAGATTCAGTCGTATCAAAATCAATTAGCTCTTGGATATGAGTAATATCCTCAATTATTAAATCAATTTTATCAATTATTTTCTTTTTCATTTGTCTTGAGTCTCCATTTTTAGATTATCTAACTCTTTCTCATTTAAGTCAAGAGCAGAAGGATGAATTGTTAGTGTCATATCCAGATGAGGCACAAAACAATAAAACATTTTAATATTACTATCATAGCTTAAAACTTCCATTGGAGTCCCATATTTAATTGTTTTAACATTAAACTTTTTCAAGATGCTCCTTATGATAATCCGAGCCTCTTTTAGTTAAAGCTCTGCCAGTAGGCCGAATTTCAATTAAGCTATTTCTCATAAGATAAAGCTCAACATTCTTTTGTAGCATATCTTTGGTAAGATTGGTTTTAGCAGAAAGATTAGTTAATCTTAGCTCTCCGTGTTCTTTTAGAATTTTAATTACATTAAGTTCGATTTCTGATAGGCCAAGAGGATAGATAGACAACTTACCCTTAATCTCGTTCCAACCTCCGCTAGTGAGTTTATTGCATTTTTTACTACTCAAATAAGAGGATATTTGATTTGCCATAGACTGAGCTTGCCTAGCGTTTCCACGGCAAACACTAGCAACTTCACTAATAATATCTTCTTCAATACCTTGGCTTTTTGATTTTAAATTGTTTTGAATAATCTCTCCTAATTGAACATAAGAATAATCTTCCATATCAATTCTATATAACCTATCTGCAAGTGCGTGAAAAATCTTTTGAGCCTCGGTTGTGCAAAAGATAAATGAGTTTAAATTGAAATGAAAAGTATAAGTACCATCTTCAAAAGTAAATTCATTAGAGTTATTTTGATTAGGATTCAAGATGGTAAGAAGTGCCATAGTAACATCTCTTGGCAGTTCACTAGCTTCATCAAATATAATTGTGGTATCTTTGTCATAAACATAAGGAAGCATAATTTGATTAAAGAAACTTTTAACATTCTTTATCGTAGAGCAATTAACAATTACATTTCTTTCTCGTTTCATTATCTTGCTAGTCTCTTGAGCAATAAGAGTCTTTCCGCACCCTCTTGGAGCAACGAAAAGTAAATGAGGCATAATCCTAGTCTGATTGAATCCTTCTAATAAGAAGTTCAGCTTGCCCTTTGTCTTTTCTTGTCCAACGATCTGTGAATAATTTTGTTGTGCCATAGTTCCTTTATACAAGGGATTTTTTTCTAGAGCAAGAACTTTCTTTAAGTTACTTGAAAATCAATGGGTTGCTGAATACTATCGTAGGTTTTAGTGGTAACTTCTTTTTCAATTCCTTTAAGACTTAAATTGTCTGCGAATTTCTTTGATACGATAATGATTGCGTCTTGTTTTAAAACTTTGTTTAATTCCGCAAGAGGAATCATAGAAAAACAAAACGAACCTTTTTTGCGTCCTCTAGTAGATTTCATTGTTCGTCCTCGGCACTAGCTTCTCTCATAGCATTTAATAGATCATACTTTAATGATTCTAAAACTCCAATAGCTTGAAATGCTGTCATATCACTTTCTTTAGCATATCTTACGATATCTTTAAAAAGAGTTTCTCGTAATTGATTTCCAGCATCAGAATTAAAATTATTTTCTTCACTCATAAATTAAACTTGCTTACTTTAACTCCAAATCCAAATAAAGTCAAGGTAAATATTTTTCCGTATTCGTATGATTCAAATGATATATCTGTGCTTAAATTGAATTTAAATCCAAACCATTTATTATCATCTTCATTTTTATAACCGAGAGAGATGGTCGGTAGGGTAAATCTAATTTCAAGATTATTATTCCTACCAAACCATCTCCCTATGCACCAATCAATGTGCAAACCTAATTTCATTATCCCTTAACAAACCTTCCAGTATGAGGGTCACGCTTATTGTGATAATTAGCTTTAAGTGTGCCATCAGTTCCCCAATCTGGAATATCATCATCCTCATCTTCATCCTCATCGGGGTCTACATCATACATTTCTTGCATAGCTTCGATAGCTTCTGGACGATATGGATGAATATAATTTCCGTAAGTAATATCATAAAGTTCTTTGTCAAGAGATTTACGATATAGTGCAACAACTTCTAATTTAGATGCACGAAGTTTCTGACATTCACAATCGTTTGGAACAGAAACTACATCAGCAGGGTTGATCTTAACTATCACAAGATTACCACCACCATTGAAGCTCTTTGCATATTCCTCTGAGCCAGCGTGATAACCAGCAGAACAACCAATATCTGCATCATCGCAAACTTGATTTCTAGTCATCTCACGGACTTGTCCGATAGCAAAATTGTGTTTGCCACTATACCAATCAGTAAAATCATTTCTAACGCTCTTGTATGCAAGAAAATCGCCATCTGGTGTGAGAGGCATTTTCTTATGCTCCAAGAATTTATAGAGTTCATTAACTGCTCTGCGAGAAGGATTTGCCATTAGCTTATCAAGAAACTTAACAAGAGGCTCATAAGGCAAACCATTCTTAATAAAGTTCAAGATTCTATCTACAACAATATTATGAATTTCCTCGCCAGCATAAGTTACAAGCCCATCACGAACTTCGATTTTGCCGTGAGAGAATCGTGCAATAGCTTTGCTCTTGTCGAGAATATCTGGAAGATCATTAAACCTTCCTTCTCTGATTGCGTTGATAGCGTCTTTCCAAATTGGATTTTCGCTAGTGATAGTCTTGGGTTCATCGTTAAGAACGATGGTAAGACTCCGATCTGTTAATATGTATGGTATTTTCATTTCTTCTAATTTATACTCCTTTTTAGTTTTTGTCAACAAGATTTATGTAATTTAAAATCTTTGTCATTTCTGGTTTGCTATTGTAATGCCACCCATAAGTATGAGGGACAAATACATCTAGCACTTCATATCTGCTTCGCATACTCTTTAAGAGAGTATTCAAATCATAACTTGGATTGACTTGATCGAATTTAATATCAATTTCAGCCAATTTTAAAAACTCAAGAGCTTCTCCAACCTTCTTAAAGTTCGATTTTGCGTAAAACATAATCGCACTTAAATATTGGGCAAACTCTGAATTTTCATTTTGAATAAGTTCGTGCAAACTTTTCTTGTGCATATCTTGAACAACATCAGCAAAGTTATTATCTTCTTTAGTGTGTTTATCCCAATGATTCTTGTCTGTGATTTGCTGTGATAGTTTAGAATACTCGTTGCGGATTCCATCTTCGAGATGCTTCCAAAGGCTTGTAAGATTTTTATTTTTAGTAATAATCTTTTTCTTAGATTCAAAAGTTTTAGATTTGATTCCATAAACTTCTGGAAGTTTCTCGCCAGTAAGTTCTTCATACTTCTCAAGAATTTCTTTTAGAGTTCCATTTCTAAATTCGTGTTCCTTGCCTTGGGCTTGGAAGTTGCTTATCTCCACATAGATAGCAGTATCATTAGCTAAATCCATAGCCATAGTCTCCCAATTATTAGAATTTGTTCCCCAATTCGTAGCATCTTTACGCTTAAACTTAAAGATTTGAGAAGAATGTTTTGGATTCTTACTGGTTACAACGCTAGTTCCAGAGTTGATTTTCTGAATAGTAATCTTCTCATAATCAGAGAGATTCAAATAGTTTTCAGTTACAAGACCAAGTTCCTTGTTAAAGGCATCTTTTGTTGCTTGATCTGCGAATGTAAATACATAAGCACCATCAATCTTGTCTCCTAATTCATTCCAAAGAGTAGCAAGACGATGAGTTACTCCCATAGCTGAACCAGTATCATTAACTAAAATCTTGTGAGTCTTTTCGCAAAGAATCCTTTTATCTTCACTTTCAGAATTTAGCTTTGTGCTTCTGCGAGATTTTTGGTAAAACTTAGAAACTAATTTACCATTCTCAATCATCTTCGCAATCTTATCATTGAAATCAATATGATTATCATTAATAGCCTTGTTGTTCCAAGTTACTTTGTTACTTAAAGAATTACGAACAATGTAGCCCAAACTACCATAAGTACCAAACACTTCATTGTAAAGAGATTTAGCATCATAGATGTTTGTAGAATCTTTAAATTGTTGGGAGATAGACTCTGCCATTTCTTTCTTAATCTTGCGAAACTTGTCTCTAATAGCTTTCTTGGTTTTTTCTGTATATTCTAGATTCTCTCTGCTCGCAGTAATATCTAGTTCGCCAAGATCAAACTCAACTTCAAATCCTTGGCTACAAATACTTTGCTCATCACAATCTTCTTTGAATTGCACATCGCTAGTCTCAATAGGATAACCAACTCCCATAATAGCAACAGATTCTCTACCATAGCTAGAGTTATTATAATAAGCCCAGCCATTACCTTTAAATACTGGTGTGCGATCATAGACTTCTGATAAATCTTCTTTTCTTGCACCTTTGATAAGTGGCTTGTTCTTAAAGTATTTAAACAATTCTTTAGCAGTAGACAAGAATGTTTCTGTATCTTCTTCTTTGATTGGAACAGAAATTAATACGCCAGAAGGTTCAGAAGATTTTTCTTCTTTGAGCTTTACGATCTTACCGATTTTTGTTTCATCAATAAAAGCGTTATAGGTTGTCTTGACTCCTTTGTGATAAGAAACTAAAACAAAGTTATCACCATAACTAAATGGTGCAAACTTTCCAATGCCATAATATCCAATAGCAGAATTACTTTCTCGCTTTGTGGATTCACCATAGAAACAATAAAGATTCTTAATATCATCAGAAGAAAGACCATTACCAAAATCTCTGATAGTTAAAGTAGGGTCTAGCTTTGTAGGAAGTTTAACTTCAAAAGGACGCTTGCTTTTTGCTTCGATATTAGCGTCTTGTGCATTACAAGAAACTTCACGCAAAACTGCGAGAGGCTTGTTGGAATACAACTGGTTACGAAGGATGTTAAAGATATAAGGCAAGCCACTTTGTTTGATTCCAAAACTTACGGATTCAAAACTCTGCGACTCGACTACATTGATTGGTTTTTCTAGTAATTTCATATTCTTAATATAAATGAATTTTAATTTAGAGTCAAACAGATTTTATAAAATATTTTCTTTGTCAAGCGTTAAATTCTGCAAACTCTTGAGGCACAACAACATTCGAAGGATAAGAAATAAACATAGGAGCAATATCTTTAATAGTATATCCAGCTAAACCACAACCGATCTTGGTTACTAAGAAATCTTTTAGAGGATAAGTCTTTGCTACATCTAGAAATTCATTTACATAAAATTTAATATATCTTAACGGCAAAGTATTTAAATTATGATCTTTGGTAGGAATAGCATAACTCTTTCCTTGAAACCCAACTCCTTGACCCCATTTTGCACCAAATTTATCTAATGCTAGTTTAGCTGTTCCTCCAGCGTGAATACCAAATAGGTTTGAGCCAAATACAAATACTTGGCAATCAGCAAGACATTGAATATCTTCTGGTGTGTATTTCATTTTTACTCGTACTTCTCTCGATCAATATTTATAACATAAGGAAATCTTGGCACTTGATCTGGGGTATAATTAAAAAACTTAATTGTTGCAGTTTTACCTACTAAGTTAGTTCTATCTTGATAGACTTCTTTAAGATAACCAAAATCACCTTTGATATTACTTTTAAAGTATTTTCCTTGAGCGTTCACAAACTCCATATATCCAGCAGTTCCTTTGCGATTGCCTTCGCCTTCTTGGACTCCTTTGATAATAAATTCAGCATCCATAAACTCTTTTCGCTTGAGAAGAAACTTGCTACGCTTATTTTCATAAGGTCTATTTAGTCTTACCATTTGACCTTCGTAGCCTTGTTCCATATACATTTCATAGGCTTGAGTTAACTCTTCTTCTTTGCTTACTTTTAAAGTAGTCACAACAACAATACTATTGTATTTTCTTTTAGTAAGAGCATTAGAAACCAGTTCATATCTCTCATAGAATAAATCTTTCTCATTTAATAAGCCAATTCTAGGAGCATCATAAACCCAATACTGAATACTATCTGCACTCTCTTCTAATTCTTTATCATCTGGCTTTGTTCTTTTAACCAAACTGCAAATCTTATTAAAATCATTAGCAAACTTATCACAATATAATTCGCCATCAAGAATCGCATTAGGATAATCTTTAAAGAATAAATCTAAATTCTGGCGAATATGAGGAGCAGAAATAACTTTCTTGCCATTTCTGGTGAACATTCCTTCTTTGGTTACGATGCAACGAATACCATCAAGTTTGGGTTGACTATAAACTGGATAATTAATTTCGTGATCTTCATACTTTTGTGCAAGCATTGGCTCAAAATATTGAACCTTATTAATATCTTTGATAGATTCAAAGTAACCAGATTCCAGCTTCTTCTTTCGCTTTGCTTCTGCTTCTTTCAAGCATTGTTCTTCTGGAGTTGTAGCATTTGCTTTGCCAGCGTTTTTAATTTCGCAATCGCTCCAATTATTAGTGATCTTTTCTCCATCGGTTTGACCAGAGATTGTGCGATATTGACTTCCCTTGACTTCAATAGTCCACTCTTGGACTTTGCCAGTCTTTGTCTTTTTATAAATTGTAGGTAACTTCATAAATCCAGTTTATACTGGATTATCCAAGCTGTCAAATTTTGTTTTTTTTTGATTTAGAAGGAGTTGCGACTTTAATCAAACTCCAACTGCCATCTTTGTTATCTTGCCAATCAATAGTATCACCGATTTTCCATCCCATCTTTTTAATTAAAGAATCTGGTAATTCAATATATTGGTATCCATCTTGCTCTTTAACTTCAAGAATATGAGGCTTTTTTTTCATTTAAAATCTACCAAAGGTTCTAGATTACTAAATAAATCTTTGAGATGATTCATCTCTGGAGGTAGTGGGTCAAATTGAATATTTTCTCTTGCTCTTTGTTGAGGAGTATCATTAAAATGTGTATAATCTATCAAATTATTTTTTATATAAAATTGATTTACGGCTTCGCCAGCTTCATCTTCAATATCAAATTGCCCTAGTCCAAAATATTTTTTATTGAGCTTAACTCTTGCTCTCCATTTGTTTGATCTTTTATCCCAACTTACATTTTTATGTCTAGAAGATGTCTTTTTGCCAAGTCTAATATTATTTTTTTCTTTGTTTCTTTGATTATCAGAATCGTTTGTCTCTCTTAAATTATCAATTTTATTATTAAGACCATTTCCGTCTATATGATCTATTTGATCTGGCAAATATCCATAATGCCAATAAAAAAATAAACGATGCACTAAAAAATTATGCGATTTTCCTTTTAAACAAAAATGAATTGTATGATATTGTTTGCCCTTTCTACCAGTTAAACGAAAAGTTAATTTGTTTCCAGTAGAAAGCCTTGTGATTTCTTGTTTGTCTATATCAATAAAAAGATATTTTTGCAATATCTCTTTTGTAGGAAAGAGCTTTTTAAAGGTATTTTTATTTCTTTTGCTCTTTTTCATCTTGGTGTTAAAACCTTTATTAATTTTTTCATACCTTTCCATTGTAGCCAATTTAAGAAACTTATAATACGATTAATTACATTATAGAGCTTCCATTCAATTTTTTCAAAAGTTCTAACATAGTAATTAAAATAAAGACTATAAACTGGACACTTCATTTTGTTTCGGTGTGTTTCAATCTGCTTTTGCCATTTTTTATCTAACTCGACTCTATCTTTGCTTGATTTTTTGAAATAATCTTCTACTAAAGTCAATTCCGTAACAACTCCCTTTACTACCACAGCTTTCCAATCTGGAAAGATATCGTTATCGCTCTCCGTCTTACCTAAAATATAAGTTCCAAACTCAAATGAGGTCGTTATATTAGAGCAAAAGACTTCCTCTTCTCGGTCTTTTACCCACTTGTTTTTATTGAAAAATTCTCTGTATCCTTTACCCTCATTATAGTCTGGATTATCTTCCCAATGTCCGTGAGATTCGACCTTATACAGATTGTTGTCTCTTATGATATAAGTATCCATTAAACTTTCGCCTAGTTCTTTTGTTTGAAATGGTTCTTTTCGCCAATCATTATGAAGAGCTTTTAGTTCCTCGTTAAGAGGAAGCTCTTGTTCTACTTTAACATAATTAAACATACCCATATACTTATATTACTCTTTATTTAAAATTTGTCAAGTATTACCAATGATGAAGGGCATTTATAATAAGCACGATGTTAGCTATCACACCTAATATAACCACAAATAATTCATATAGCTTATGAGTCATAGCTTCTCCATTAAACTTAATGGAACAATCCAATTATCGGGGTTGAATCTTCCATATCTTTTTGCTACCTTATTCTTAATAAAATCTTTTCTTGAAATTTTCCCTAACAATTCAATAGAGTCTAATTTTTTCTTATCTACTCTAGCTAAAACATAGGTTTTTGGACTTTTCGTTTCAAATTCTTTTTGTTTTATTTTTAATTCTGGTTCTCCTTCTCCAAAATATGTGATAGTCTTAATTTCTGTTTCGTGAAAATCTTGGCCTTTATCTCTAACAGAATAAATTTCTTCATCAATACTTTCTCCACTAAATTTTGCGTATGCCATCTCTCCAATTAACCCTATTGTGTGAGGGTCATATTGAGAACCTTCTTTCATAAGAATACCACGATTTCTGATAAAAGAATTTTTTGCATTGTGTCTTTTTTTAGCTAATTTTTTAGCAAAAGAAACTTCTTGTTTAGTTAGATTTATAATCATAGTTGAGCGAAAGATTGCTCTTTCATTTTTAATTCAAAGTCAATGTCTATTATATCATATCCGTAAGTGTTTGGCAAGTTTTTTGCATAATCAGCGTGTTTTCGTGGATTTTTATGCCCATCTATACTCTCAGAGTAATGGAACAATGGAGTATGATTGCCCCAAGTAATTCGTGAGAGATGAAATGCTTCTTCTTCTGTTAAATTATCTGGATGACATTTGTGATGAAGATAATCAAAAGTAATAGGAATATTAGAAACCGAATGAAAATGCCTCATTAGCTTCTTAACTGACCAGCAAGTATCTTTATCATCATTTTCTATAACCAATCTAGACCTTACATCATTAGTTAGCTTATCAAGGTTACTCATAAACTTTTTGACTATATCATTTAAATTGCCTTTGGAATTATGTATGTGCATATTCATAGGTGAATCATAGTTTAGTGGGCAACCAATTTGTGTCATAAACCAACCATAGAAATTTAATTCTTTGATTGTTTTAGTTATTGCATTTTCATTATCACTTGCAAGAACATTAAATTCGCTAGGATGACAAGATAATCTAACATTTTTAGACTGAACTAGATGTTTGATACTATCAAATGATACTAATATTTTATTATAATCTGGTAAATCTTGTAATGATACATTAGCTTTATCATAAGTAATAAGAGGAAATAGATCAGAAGAAATTCTATAAGTATGATTATGGTCTGAGCAATACTTTATGTATTGATAAGTGGTAGTCATATTGTTTAATATTCTAGAAGAAAGGGTAGAAAGAGCTTCCTTTCTGTCCATAGATGAAAAACGAGCATAAGTCATAGTATTGAACTTAATAGGGTCATCTTGTTCAGCTAAACTTGAAACAATACAGCATACTCCTTTTCGCATACTATAAGAATACTACTTTTTGCGAACTCTGTCAAGTTCCTATATATTATCTATAAATATATAAAGATGAACGATCTTTGTTTTTTAATTCTTTTTTAATCAACGACTTATCTTTTTCCTCTGACCAGTTTATACTATCATAGTTTTGTTTAAACCTATTAGAGAAACAACTTCTTGGTTTGCTTCCTTTTCCAGCACCATTATTTGAACTTTTTTCGTTCATATATTTGGCTTTTTGCTGTTCACAAATACGGCTATATTTGGAAATATCGTGTTAGCAAATATGGTTATATTTGACTAAATCTCGTTAGCAAATATTACTTCTTGAAATCGCCAAGATCACGATCAAAACTAAACTTTCCAACGCTCTCCACTAGACCTTCGTATGTTTCCTCTGTGCATCCTGCCATTGTAGTAAATGGAGCAATCACAACAAAAATACAAAAAGCTCCAATAGTTGCTGCGGTTGAAACTGGACGAACAAGAGCAACATCTCCTGCGGCTAGAAAGCCGTCTGCTACTGGCGTAGATTGATCAGCCGTACCAGAATCAGCAAAGGTAAAAGAAGTTGAGGTTAGAATGAGACTTAGTAGTATATTTTTAATATTTTTCATATCCTTGTATTATATGTGCATCTTGTGGTTTTTTCAACTATATTTGGCATTTTCTTATTAGTAAATAAGGGTGTAAATTTAATATATGCCTTTAACTTATTCATTAAATCCTGGAGGTACTTCTTATTCAGTAGTTTATGATAGTTGTACTGCTGGAGCTGTTACTATACCAAGCACTAATAATGGATTACCAGTAACTGCGATTGGAAATAGTGCGTTCTTTTTTTGCTCTTCTATAACCAGCGTTATAATTCCCAACAGCGTAACCAGCATTGGGAATAGTGCGTTTTATGGTTGCTCTCAACTAGCCAGCGTTACAATTCCATATGGCGTGACGAGCATTCTGGCTAGTGCGTTTTATGGTTGCAGTTCTCTAACCAGCGTTACAATTCCCGACAGCGTAACAACTATTGAGGGTCTTTTGTTTGTCAGTTGCACTAGTCTAACCAATATAACCATACCCAACAGCGTGACGAATATTGGTGCAAATATGTTCTTTGGCTGCACTAGTCTAACCAGCATCACCATTCCCAAGAGTATCAATAGCATTGGGGATAGTGCGTTCATTAATTGCACCAACCTAAACAAAATTAATTTTTTAGGAAATGCTCCTACTTTAGGACTTTCTGTTTTTAATAATACAAATGCTAATTTAAAAATTTATCGTAAGAAAAACTTAGTTACTGGATGGAGTTCCACTTTTGGTGGAGAACCAGTAGTTCTTATAAATGATAATGTGATAAAAAGCGGTGGAACTGGAAAATTAACTACAAAAAATGAATCAAATATTTTTAGTATTACTCTTGTAAATGCTGCCGTAACTTCTTCTAATGGAACATACACATGGGATAATCTATCATATCTGTATGGTAAAAGAAAATATTTTAATGGTGAAAATTTTATTTATTTTGACCAAGGTTTTAATGTTTGGGCTTTAGCAGATACTGAGGTAGGTGTCACGTATACTTCTCAAAAATTAAAAGAAGGGTGGACTCCAGGTTTTGATGGATATCCACCTAATCCAATTGTATCTAATATTACTTATTCTTAAAATATATACTTTAAAAAATTAATCGGAACGAGTAGGATTCGAACCCACGGATGGAATTACCCATCGGAAGTTTAGTAAACTTCTGCTTTAGACCACTCAGCCATCGTTCCTTAATATTATTATACAAAAAAACATAGTAATATCAATATATTTAAATTGAATTTCAAATGATCTACTTATATAATATAGACTATGGGTGAGTTTACTGAAATTTTTGGGCCATTTTACTGGAAAACTCATGTTATTGAAAATCAAGAAATTTTAGATAGATGTTTAGGTAAAATCAAAAATTATTCCGAAAAAAAACCACTAATTATCCCTACAGATTGGGAATGTAATATCCATAGTAGTTTTAAAAGTAATGATCCAGATATGAAATTAGATACGCCTTGGCTATATCCTATCTATACAAGATATATAAATTTATTTTTAGATGAATTCTTAGATAAAGCTGGAACAGCTAAGGTTTTTGACCCTTGGTATAACGTCTTTTCTTATGATCAATTTCAAGAGCCTCACGCACATTTTCCACATGATTTTTCTTTAGTGCATTATGTTTTATTTAATGAAAACGAACATTTACCGACTACATTTATAAATCCAAATGCAATTGCCGCAGAAGCTCAAAGAGCATTTCGTCCAGACTTAATCAGTAAAATTAATAAAAAAGATCCAAAAAAATCTTTTTATATGACTAATTATACTCCTATTGGAATTGGACAGGGGGATTTAATCATATTTCCATCTTCATTAAGTCATTACGTCAAACAAAATAAATCAGATATAAAGCGTATAACTTTCACGCTTAATTTTAATGTAATCTAATGTTTCTCAAATATCTCATTACCAATAACTAAATAGTTTAACTTCGTTGTTTCAAAGAAAATTTTAGCGTCTTTAATTGTCCCTACTAATGGTTTACCAGCTGAGTTCATGCTAGTATTCAATAGAAGTGGACAGCCAGTTAACCTATGAAACTCTTCAAGTAATATTCTGAATACTGGATTTTCATTCTTTAAAGTCTGAACTCTACATGTATTGTCGATATGAGTTATTGATTCAACAGAATTATTTTTTACATTTGAGCTAAAAAGCATGTATGGATCTGAATCTATTTCAAAAAAATCGTCTTTATATTCGTATAAGATAGTAGCGCCAAAAGGTCTATAATTTTCTCTATTTTTTATTTTATTTATTAAATATTTACCATTTTTAATTCTTGGGTCTAAAAGAATAGATCTATTACCAAGAGCTCTTGGTCCAACTTCTCCGTTGCCTTGATACCATCCAATTGCATGACCTTGTGAAAGCAATAATGCAGACTTCTTGATAGTGTCCATATCTGGAATAGTTAATGGTGCTTCATCATTTTGAATATAGGGAAAATTATTTAATTCAAATGGATTAAGATTATTCTTTCTTCTTAAAAATTCTATTCCTCCGAGCGTTAAGCCATCGTCAGTACAATGAGGTGGTATTATAATATTTTTAAAGTGCTTTCTTAATTCAGTATTCCATAATACATTTTGAGCGATTCCTCCAGTAAAAGATATTAATTGGTCATCTTTCGCAAATTTTCTAAAAAACTCAACCAATAAATACCCTGTTTTTTTATGCAAATTCCTTATCCAGTCCAGAGTTGATAGTCTTGCTATACTTTCATCATTAATAAATTCAATCCAATTATCAAAAGAAAACAATTCTTTAACATTTTCAATCGAATATTTATCTAGATATTTTATAAAATTTTCAGAAATGTTTCCGTAAGATTGTAGACCCATAAGTTTTCCAGCGATATCGATTCTATGACTTGCCCGAATGCCTAAAAAATCTCCAGCTTCTGCCATTTCTATTCCTAGCGATCCATTATTTTTTAGTGATCCTTTTGCTATAATTTCGTCTTTATGAAAAACAGTCCAAGATTGATCAAAATCTCCAAATCCATCCATGACTATGCTAACTTCTGGTTCTTTTCTGCTTATAGCCCATGTACTCAAACTATGGGCATAATGATGATTAATTCTCCAAGTTTTACAATTCAATTCTAAATGATCAAATGCAACTGCGTTCGAAAACGATTCGTCCTCTGCTGGTAAATTATAAATCCAAGGATCTACAATAATTGCAACTTCATCTAAGTCATCCACATTTTGATTAAAAAGGTTTTGAAAATCAACTTTCCAGTTTAATAAATTATTAAATGCGTGATGTTTAACGCCTTTAATTCTTTCAGTTTTAAGATATTTTAACTCTTTACCATCAAAAAAACAAAAACTACTATCATGTTCACATAATCTTAGAGCAAGGAGTTTCACAATTTTAAATGTTATTTACATGGTCTTTTATTAAATTATAAATTCTTATCTCTTCTGGATTCGCTTCTCTTTCAACTCTATTTAAAGATGCAAATGCATATTGTTTTAATTGATGATGTTTAAAATGATAGAGCTTTCCATTTTCATTATTGATAAGATTACTGTATTCAATATATCTGAATGGTAAATCTTCACCTTTTATTTTATAAAGAGTACCTAGCTTAAGTTGTTTGTTTTGATCCTGTGGAAATACTGCATCAACGAATTCTAAAATTTTCTTTAACATTTTTATTGTTTCTTTTTAATATGTTGCCTTACTTCTGCTTCTACTTCTTTCAAATTTTTGTATTCCATCTCACACTTTACTACTATATTTCTGATTTTTTTCATAGTGATGTGAATTTCTTTTTCTGTATTTGCATCCCAAGGCAAGGAGTTTAAGTGGTCTATTTTTTTAAATTGTTCTTCAGCGTTTTTCTCTAAAAATTCAGAAGATAATAAAGCTATTTTAGCTTTCTGTATAAGATCTAAAAACTTGCTCATTTTTTAATTTTTGGTTTAAATTGAACTAATACATCTTTCCCATAAACATCAAATGAAGCAAGTGAAAATCCTTTACGATCTAAAATCGTGCAAAGTTCTTCGTAATATTTTCTTTTAACATAAACAGCTATAACGTTATCTTCATAAATTCCAACACCATATTGGTCGCTGAATTCAGAACACAAAGCTAGAGCTTCTTCTACATTGCTCATACTTTTAATTACACTATTCATTGGATGATAATTTTCTACTCTTCAGAGTTTTGAATTTCACAAGCTACTATTTCTCTGTCAAATTTGTCTTTAATCGTTAAGTATAAAATAAGATTTAACTCAACTTTTTGAAGTTCTCCAGAATTATTTATAAATGTAACATTTTGGTATTTTAATAGCTCCTGATCGTTCAAGATTATTTCTGATGGTCCATCCTGATCATCTTTATATTTTATATTTGTTATCTTATATTTCATATGCTATTTTGACTTAATTGAATATAGCTCTGGTTTTGTTGTTATCTTAGTCAAGTAATTTTTCGCATGAATTAATCCTTCTTTAGTGTGAGGAAAAACTCCGTATTGAAAATTATCTTTTTTTGAGATTAAAAGATAATATTTTTTCTTTTTGGGAGATTTAATTTTTCTTTTCTTCATTGGTAATATAAGCTCGTAATTGCTCCCATTCATTCTTAGTGAAGCCAGTTCTACTATTTTCCGCTAAGTAAAGAGAGTTTCTTGTCCACCACTTATCTTCGTGAATGACTGAATCTTCTTCTATTTCATCCATCCATTCTATAACATATTTAGTTTTATCTATCCTAGATTTAGGCTCTGGTATTTGATCTACTTTGTCAAAATATATATTCATAAGTTCGTTTAATCTGGGATCGTCTTTGGATTTACCAAAAAAACTTGCAGTTTGATACAATCTCTCTTTAGCTTCTGCTCTATTTGGCCCTTGTTGCATCGTTGATCTTCTCGTTTAGAAATTCTACAAATTCTCCGAAAGTTTTCATACTGTTCCGCATTTCTTCTATCTGTTTAGCGTTTTGGATAATCCATATATTGTAAATATCTTCTATCTCAGAAGCTATTGATAGTAAAGCAAAAGAATCTAAATTTAAATCTGATAAAGAAGTATTATCATTTATATCTATTCCTTTTTGATCTTTTAATAATTCATTTTTTATAAGCTCTTTGATCTTATCGGTATCTACTGTTTTCATATTAGTATTATATTAGATATATTCTTTATTACCAGAAAATATTATAGTGCAGTATTCTTTTAATGTATTTGATATATATTCTTTCATATTCACAAAATCATCAAACTTTATAAAATTTGGTTCTTCTTTAGGGTTATCGAATCTAATCTTAAATATTTTTAATTTTTCTAGAATATCACACTTGTTTATAACTAATTTTGTTGTGCCAGATTGTTTTATAGCATGCTCTAATTTAGGTAAATTTAGCCAGTTAACTATTCTTTTTCTTCCTGTGGTAGTCCCATACTCTTTCCCTAATTCTATTAATGTATCTAATTCTTTGTCTTCCCATAAAGACTCTGGAAATAAAGGATCAACTCCACTTTTAGTGTCATAAATCTTAGCTACCCCAATAATATCTCTTATCTTTTTAGGGCTAAAGCCTAAAGAGCAAGCGGAATAAGGTAAGGTTTCACTACTTGTAACATATGGATAATCCCCATGATTAATATCAAGCCAAAAGCTCTGAGCGCCTTCACAAAGAATATCACCACTTAATTCACCGTCCCAAATATATTTTGATTCCAAATAGTCTTTTGCTAATTTACCCGATCTTAACATTTTATCAGAGTAGCAAGGAGCAATTCCTTGACCAGTAGTACCAAGCTTGGGTTTTAAAAACTTAAGATCGTATTCTATATGGCGATGAGTTATGATATGAGCTTTGGGACTAACTTTGATCAAAGAAGTATCAAACCCTTCTTTTTGTAAGTACTCTATCTCATCAAAAAACTTATCAATATTGATAACGCAATTTGGACCAATAATTGATTTCTTATTGTGAAATACTCCAGAAGGAATAAGATGTGTTTTATATTTTTTATCATTTAAATAAACTGTATGACCCGCATTTGGTCCACCATTCCATCTGCACACGTAATCATAGTCCTTCGACAAAGCATTAGAGATTTTTCCTTTCCCTTCATCTCCCCAGCATAATCCAAATATTATATCTACTCCACGAATCATTATTCGCAGTTATATAATCTACTTGGAGTCCTTACATCAAAGATAGATACATTCTCTTCCTTTTTGTCTGTTGAAACACACAGAGTGCTGTGATCTACTACTCTCGAAACTACTCCGCAATATCCATCTTGTGTGATAGGGTTGCTTATCACAAAGACTCTTTTACCAATCATTCTTCTTAAGATTGATGTTTTAGTTTTATTTAATGTTATATCCATACTTATATATTATCTTAAATCTCAACAAAAGTCCAGACGTATTTTACCTTTTTTGTCGATTGTTACATAGCTACATTTGTCCTCACAAAAACTTCCGCAATTAACATACTTTCCAGAATTTTCTGGCATGTGAGTATGTCCACAAACAATTGAATCATAGGAATTTAAGTCTATATATTTTAGGGCATTTCTTTTTACATCTGAGCTTTTCTCAACAAAGTCGTTTGTTTTGTTTTTAAAGATCTTAAAGAATTCATCTGCAAAAGGAGTATATTTTCTAATTGTATAATATATCTTTATCACAATATTTGTTATAGATTTGTATTTCGTAAAGAATATGTCAAAGATATCTCCATGAACAACTAAAATTTTAAGCTCATCATATTTTAATACATAATCATTTTGGCACTTAAATCCTAAAAGGATGCTCATAAACTCTGCTTTTAAAAAGCAATGATTACCTATCAAGTATATTATATTGCATTTTTTTGAAAGTTTTCTTAATTTCGAAAGCACTTTCCAGTGCTCTTTTTTCAATCTATGAAGATTATGGTGATCGAACAAATCTCCAGCAATAATTATCCTCTTAGCTTTTATTTTTTTTCAGGTATTTAAAAGTTTATTTGGATGACAATCTTTTGACCCTAAGTGAACGTCTGAAAAAATTAATGTATCTGTTTTCATATTAAAACGTTATGTGGTTATTAGTTGAGTTCTTTAAAACTTCACGATTATATACTTCTCGAGTTAAATTATTTTTATCAGATTCAATTTTCAGTTTTGGCAAAAACTTTCTCTGAATTGGTATTAATTGAGATATTGGTGTTCCTGCTCTTAAGATTTCTGTCCCTTCTAAAATGTTCCAAAACATAATAACATTAATCTGTCTACTTTTTAATGGGTCTATTACTCCTTCTATCACTGTAAATCGATGCTCTCCAAAAAAACTAGGATGTGTTTGTATAAAACAATAATCTGTAGATCCAATCATCCAAGGAGTATTTATTTTTAATACAGTTTTAAGTGCATTCTCTGGAGTGTTGATAAAATCTGAATATTGATATTTTTTAAAATGCGAAACCATATTATTATCATCGACTGGTGTTGGCAACAATTCGGCTATGTAAGAAGTCCCATCGCCAGTGGTAGAAATCCTAATGTCTCTATGCAACCTAATCAAGTACCCACAAGAAATCATATCTCTTATTCCATCGCATTTTGCGGTGTTTCTGTGCTTTTGAAATGGACAACTTACATTTTTCTCTTGTCTTATCTGATGTTGTTGATATTCCTCTTTGCATTTTTTTAAAAAAGGCCTTTGTATATCCTTCGAATATACAGGAGGCCAAGCATTTATAAATGCTTCTTGTGAGCATATAAAACTAACTTCTTTTCTTTTAAAAAAATTAAACATTGTTAAAAACTATGGCTGTAGCGTACTCTTTTTCATGACTTATTGAAACCATAGCTTTGCTTTTCTTACCTTCAATGTAAATTGCTGGTTTACTATCGGTAGTTAAGATTTCAATGTCTCTATTTGCATATAATATTCCAGCTTTAAAAGCCGCCTCTTTAGCGGCCCATTTACCAGCTAGTTTTTGATACATATTCGACTTTGTAGTTTCTGCGATTTCTTTTTCTGAGAAAATTTTGTTAATAAAAGATGATTTACCATCTTCTAATCTTTTTATTTTTATAATATCTATACCAATCATATAGTCTTTCCATGTGCAAAAGCTTCGTACATATTATTTGCCGTGGGAGATATGACTTTTATTTTATTCTCCCAAATTCCTCCACGCATTTCTTCTACAGTTCTAAATCCAAGATAACTCATCGCGCTTCTTAAACCGTTAGCATAATCATAAACTACGTCTTCGATTGTCTTATCTTTTGTTAAAGGTATCATTACCTTGTCTCCTTCAACAAATAAATTCTTTTTGCTGCCATCGTAAAGTTCATAATCTTCGACTACATCTTTGCTTGCCATACCTCGATATGAAGCGAATAATTGACCGCCCTTTTCTATAATGTTTTCTTCGTCTACCACATCTGCTAAACCAGCAAAAATTCTGCCACAGATAACTCCGTCTGCTCCACTAGCTATAGCTTTTACTAAATCTCTGGGATTTCTTATGCCACCATCAGCAAGAATACTAGGTCTATTTTCTTCTTTAGGATTTTCTTGACGAAAATGATCTGCATTTGCTAATTGATAATTTCTTATAGCTTCCCAAGCATAAGATAATCCTGTAACACTAGGGCATCCAATCCCAGTCTTGATCTGCGTCAAGCACATACTTCCTGGACCAATTAAATGTCTAAAACCGTCTGCCTTTAAGTTAGCCAATCTATAGACGCTAGATTTAGTTAATGTGTTTCCTACTATAATGTCCTGTTTATAATTGGATTGCTTGTACCAAATTAAAAAATCTTCTACGCTTTTTGCAAGACCATTTGCTGTATCTAAAAAAAATACATCAGTATACATGTTTAACAAACTCAACCTATACTCACAATCTTTTAATCCTATAGCGGATATACAAAATCCACTCTCATCTTTGATTTTTTTAGCTTTTATAGTTTGATCTTCTACTTTCATGAATCTGTGAAGAACTCCTGCTGCTCCAATCTTATTCATCTTAATGCAAGATTTCACAGATGAAACTGTGTCCATTGGAGACAATATAATTGGAATATCTATATATTTATTTTTAGAAATTTTAGTGATTGTACTGACTTCTTTTCTGGAAGATATATCTGAAAAGTTTGGTAGCAAACATATGTCGTCATATCCTAACCCAGTGTCTATTTGTATTTTCATTTTAGAATTCTAAGATCGATCCATCTTTAGTTTTAACGTGAATGATCTTAGCCCTCTCTTCTTTTTTTATTTTCTCAATTTCACTTGGAAGAAGAAATTTATTCAAATTATTTTTAATATTATCTAAAAATGCAACATGATTCTTATTGCATTGACAGGTTGGATTTTCTCCAATTTTTCTATAAAAATCACAATATATCGGTAATTGTCCATCATTTCCTTTTAGATTATAAGATTGTATTATAATCACTAATTCATAATGATGTTCTATAAGGAGCACATCTTTATCTTTATCAATTTCGTTCATATTTACTAAGTACGTTTAGTATCTTAAAGTATATCATACTTGATACATAAATAAAAGAAAAAAATTCATAACCTACAAAAAAACTCGTAAATATAGATATCCAAAAATTTAGGCAAAAAGGACAAGATATCAATCTCACTAAAAAACAATCGTAATTTAGGGCTAAAAAATTTACAAAATTAACATTTAATCCTGTCTTTGATGATTGATCATAGCTCTTAATAAGTTTATTTAAGAAGGGCAGATGTTTAGAATACTCTACAAATGCGTTTGTATTGAACCAAATTATCAGTGCAACCACATTAAAAAATGATATTAAAAACGCTTGATTCATTCTGGACTCTCTGCACAATAAGAGGACTTGCGATCTGATCTTAAGCTTTTGCTATATGTATAGCTAGAATTTGCATTTGGCTCTGATGGACTACTAATTGTTTGTTTTGTTTGTGAATAACTTGATGTTGTTTGAAATTTAACTGCAGATTGATTTTGCTGTTTTGTATAAGAATAATCTTTAGTTTCGCTTCTCCAATTTAAATCAGATATGTATCTATCTGGAAATTGATTAGGGTAAACGCTGTTTGTTCCAAGGGTTCTATAGACTCCCCATTGTTGAGAAGATGTATATGTGTTTTGTTTACGGACTATATATGTGGGAAAAATTCTATGAAAAATTGTATTAGTACTTAAACTGTCGTAAAGCCAATACTCGTTATCGTTCATTTTTCTAATAGTCGAAGATGGGAACTGTCTTGGATATACGCTGTTTGTACCAAAGGTTCTAGTTATGGTGGCTTCTTGTCTTTGAGCGAAGCCCAAAGAGCTAAGTAATGACAGGATTATAATAATATATTTCATAATTTAGTTAAAAGTAAAAGAAGTGATAGGAATTAGTATAATATTGGCTATCTTGTCTCCTACATAGATATCAATCTTGGATCTTTCTCCTAAAAATCTTTCGTTGTCTGTCATCATAAATGGGCTCTTAGGTATATTAACATTAGTTACCATTAATAACAACTCTTTTTTATCTTGAGGAAGAATCAATTCTTGAAATGCGTACAAGCCATTTCTAATATAAGACTCTTTTCTTGGCAAAATTATACCAAAATGACCTTTAGGTATTTCTATCTCTATGAAAGTCTTTATAGCTTTTCTTTCTCCTGGAAACAAGTAACATCTTTCACCGCTAGATATGCTATATAAACCATCTTCGTATTCCTGTGAGGGCTTTTTGCCCTTATCGTGAAGGCTTTTAAATTTAATTTCTTGATTCATATCTTATCAATTCTATATTGTGAAATTCAAAAATCTTGCAAGCTAATGAATCATTCAAATAGTCCTCTGAATATATTACTTTTTGTATTCCATAAGAAGCTATATTCATGGCACAACAAGAGCATGGCAAAAGAGTTGAAGCTAAAATATATGGATTCTGATGTCTAGATATGCATGATAACGCGTTCGCTTCTGCATGAATTATGTAATTTCTTCTATGATCTCTATCTAACCAAAAATCTTTATCTTCTTTGTGTTTAGAGCGAAGACCATTGTACCCGACACTTAAAACCCTGCCATCCCTGTCTAAAATACATACTCCAACTTTTTTGTAGGGATCTTCTGATCTTTCCTTTACTGTATTAGATATGCTCATAGCCATATCTTCAAAAGATATTCTGTTCATGCTTTTTTTAGACAAAGCCCTATGTAAATTAATATGCCCAAAATAACGCTCATTGTCATAATTTATAATTATACATAAGATTTATAGAAAAAGCAAGTTTTGTTTTATATAATAAATATGTGACTATTACCGAGGCGAGCAATAAACTATTAGAGTATTTCTCAAAAAATACTTTCTTCTCCTTTGAGGAAAACTATCAAGACTTAATCATTTTATCCGAGAATCCAGAGTCAACTAAGATTGCCTTTATTTTGGCTTTAGATGATCTTGAAAAGAGCGAATTATTAAAAAGCCATCAAGTAGGTAAAAGAAAAGTATATATTTTAAAAAAACCTTTAAACTCTTATGATCAAAATGTAACAATCAGCGGATTCACTTCGAGTCTTATAGCTAAAGTGATTAACGATTTCTGCGAGCAAATCAAAGATCAAAAAGATTATTGTGATGCTAAATTCATCTCGGAAAAAGACATAAGAAATTTGGTATTTTTAGCTAGTTTAAAAACTTCTAAAAAAGAAGATTCTTGACTTCTAATTTAAAATAAATTATAATTCAGTAATGCAAAATAAAATAATTGGCGTAGCAGGATGCGCTAGATCAGGTAAAGATACTTTTTTTAATATACTTCAAAAATATATACCAGAAGTAGAACAAGTTGCTCTAGCTTTCGAACTTAAAAAAGATTTAGACGATTTTGTTAAATCTAAAATCGGTATATCCATCTTCACCGATGAGACTAAAGAAAAGAGCTTAATTCGTGGCTTAATGGTCGAATATGGTAAGATTAAAAGACATCAAACTGAGGGAGCATATTGGACTTGCTTGGCTCAGAAAAAAATCAATGAAATTTTAAGATCTAATAAAATTCCAGTTATTACAGATATAAGATATGATATTTATCCAAAGGATGAATTTCATTGGCTTAAAAATGATAACAATGGAGTAATGGTTCATATCACCAGAATGTTTGGTAATGATGAAATCCCTCCAGCTAATGAAGAAGAGTCTATCAACAATGAAAAGTTAAGGAGCAAAGCAGATTACTCTATCGAATGGAATACTGTAGAGTCTAATCATATCGCATCTGAAGATGAAAATTTAAACGAAATCGTGAAAGGATTTATAAAATATTATGATAAATTTAGAAAGTAAACCTGACGGATATTTAATTAAAAGAGTGCAAAAAACCAATTGTGAGGAGAGCTTGTGCCTTCTCATAAAAAGACATACTCCATTATGCTATAAGATATACAAAAAATATGTTCCGTCTTTTAATGTTAAGAATATTGATTTAAATGAAGTATATCAACAAAAAGATTATGTAGTATATAAAACTGCTATCTCTTTTAAACCAAGCAAAAAAGTAAAATTTTCAACTTGGTTAGGTAATCAGATTAGATATCAGTGCTTAAATACTATTAACAAAAAAGAAGATTTAATATATTTAGATCAAAAAGATATAACATTTTTAATAGATCGAAGCTCTCATTCTCAAGTCAATAGTAAACTAGATGATTTAAAGGACTATATGGTATCTTTATTAGAACAGATTAAAGATCAAAGGATATATGAAATATTCAATATGAGATATTTTCAAGATCCTTCTAGTCAGACTTGGACTAAAATTGCTAAAAAATTGAATATGAGTACCCAAAATGCAATTAATCTACATAATAAAGGTGTGCAAATTTTAAAAAATAAGTTGACAAGTAAGGATTTGTTTGATAAAATATAAAAATAAGGAGATACTAAAAAACAAAATGAGCGATACAAATACAAATACAGATACAAATGGTAAAACAGATTGGTCTAAGCGTGAGCTTGGAGCATTGTGGAAGAAGAAAAGCGCAACACAAACGTACTTAAGCGGTCATCTATCTTTTGAAGATGGCGAGCGTATGAATGTGATTATCTTTTCAAACAAGAACAAGAAGAGTGAAAATGCCCCAGATTTTCGCGTTTATGTTTCTGAAAAGCCTCAAGCTAAATCTGCATCAGGTAGTACACCAACGCCTTCCGTAGCACCAGCTAAGAAAGCCGTTGCAAAGACACCAGTTGCAGCAGTTATTGAAGAAGACGAAGATATTCTGTGAGTAAAGACTTTGCATTACATTTACCTGTCAATGCAGTAAGTTTTGGGCAGGTTTCAGTTAGTATTCTTAGAGAATTCTATAGAAGAAAACTGGAGCCTTGCCTATTTCTTATTGGTTCTCAAGCAGATCTTGGAGTTTATAATGCAGATTCTGACTTTACTAAGTGGATAGAGGGTTGTGCCATTAAAGCGCTGAAAGATCACAAGAGATCAAACCCTATATTTAAATTATGGCATCTAAATGGCTCTTTGGAAAGTTATAGCGATAAGCAAGTATTGTTAACATTTTATGAATTAGATTCACCAACTTCAGAAGAAATTAATATTGTCAGAAACAATACTAAAGTATTAGTGTCTTCTGAATATTCTAAAAGCATCTTTCAAGATGTTGGATTAACAAATGTTGATTACCTTCCTTTGGGTTTTGATCAAAACAGCTTTAAGGTAAAAAATACATCAAAAATTCTTAATGACAGGATTACTTTTAATGTAGTAGGAAAATTAGAAAGAAGAAAGCATCACGCAAAAATTATCAAATCTTGGGCTGCTAAATATGGCAACAATAAAGATTATTATTTAAACTGCTCTGTTTTCAACCATTTTATTAAACAAGAAGATCAACAAAAATTACTTTTGAATCTATTGGATAATAAAAAATATTTTAACATCAACTTCTTAGGATTTATGCCCACGAATAGTATATACAACGATTATTTAAATAGTTCAGACATTGTTATAGGTATGAGTGGTGCAGAAGGTTGGGGATTACCAGAGTTCAATAGTTTATGCTTAGGAAAGCATGGAGTTATATTGAATGCTCATGCTTATAAAGGATGGGCAAATGAAGAAAATGCTACCTTGGTTAATCCAAGTGGCAAAGTTGAATCTTATGATGGAGTCTTCTTTAAGAAAGGTTCTCCTTTTAATCAAGGTAATATATTTGACTTTGATCACAATGAGTTCCTTAAGTCTTGTGATATTGCCATAGATAAGGTTAAAAAGGACAGAGTAAATACTGCTGGAATAAAGCTGCAAGATAAATTCACATATGAAAAAATGGTAGATTCAATTCTATCTTATCTATAATGCCAGAATATTTATATCAACATCCCTCTTCGGGAGAAACTATTAGTATTATTCAAAGTATTCATGATCGTCATGAATATATTGATAAAAAAAAGATTAAATGGAATCGAGTTTATACTGTCCCTCAAATGGGAGTTGATACAAAAATGGATGGTTCTATGGACTCTAAGAAATTTGCTGAAATGACTGGCAATAAAAAAGGTACTATGGGCGATCTATTCGATCAAAGTAAAGAGCTATCAGAAGCTCGTAAGAAAATCCATGGTGGCAAAGACCCAGTAAAGCAAAAGTATTGGAAAGAGTGGAGTAAGAAACGAAAAGGTAAGAAACATCCTGAGATGTTCAAAGACTAATTAAAAACGTTTATTTGAAATTAAACGAATTCTAATTTAAGTTTTAGTGGATTGACTGGTTGACCTCTATCGAATCTTTTTATAAATTTCGTTCCTTCTGTTGGCATTACAGCAGAATAAGATTTACCATTCTTTAAGAATATCTTAATTTGATCAGCTAATACAGAAACTCCATCTAGATTCTTAATACTGGCATTGAGTGACCTTGCTATAGCACATCCTTGAGGATCAGCTAATGACCCTTCTTGAATATTTTTATTTGTTACTTTGATCTCTTTTTTCATTTTACGTTTCCTTTACTTTATAATCATAGTTATTACTGTCTTCTGTAATCCATTTGGGACTATTTTCTGCAGTATAGATATGACTATTTATTTTTCTTTGCAACAATACTTCATTTGGTTTTGTAGCGAAGCTTGGATCGAATACTTTTAGCCTATTGTTTGGTTGTATTGCAAAATTTCCATTATCTAGCTCTATAACATGGCCAGCTTTATGTTGATCGGGTTTTTGACTAAATCCAAAATTCATTTCATTATAATCACTATGAGCCCAATCTAATGTAAAAAGATAACGACCACGATACTGTTCTCCAGACCTTCCAGTATATTTAATAACTTTATTTTCTAATAAATAAAAAGTAGTTACAGATATATGATAACTAAAACTATCCCAAAGCTCTAATTCATTTAACTCCATGTCTGGTGCATCTTCTTTAGAACAAAAAGCGCTAATGGGAGCATGCCACCAAATACCACCATCTTCCATAAGAAAATTAAAAAGAGGAGCTTGGCTAGGCAAACTAGTAACACCAAAGATCAGACATTTATATTTTTTTTCAAAACTATCTTCTTGATTTCTTAGATAGTTTCCTCTAACAAAACATTCTATTGGAGGTATGTTAGCGTTTAAGTAGGCCACGGTTAATTTATTTACACTTAATTTAAAATATGGTGTAAATAGTTGTGGAAACCTCATGTCTAAAAAGCATAGAAAAGAACAAAAAGAGGACAAGTCGCCAGTAGTTCCTCAAAGAGATAAAATTCAACAACCCCTGAATATTAGAGATCTTAATTGGACTGAGAATCAAAAAAAATTCATCCAAACTTTACAAGATAAATCTACTAAGATGGTATTCTGTAAAGGTCCAGCAGGAACAGCTAAAAGCTTATTAAGCGTTTATTGCGCTCTTCATGCAATTAATAATAAGAAGGTAGGAGAGATCTTCTATATTCGTAACCCTGTTGAAAGTAGCACTCATAATCTAGGATTTTTAAAAGGTGATCTTCATGAAAAATTAGACCCATATTTACAGCCTTTAATGGATAAGCTTCATGAATTACTACCCAAAGGCCAAGCAGAGTTATTATTAAAACAAGAGAGAGTTAAAGGTCTTCCATTAGGATTCTTAAGAGGACTTAGTATTAATGCTAGTTATATTATATGTGATGAAGCTCAAAATTTAAGTATTCATGATCTTTTATTAGTTAGCACTAGAATGGGTAAGTTTAGTAAATTAATATTTATTGGAGATATTCGTCAATCAGATATTAAAAATAGTGGATTTGAAAGAATATATCAACTTTTTGATGATGAAAAAAGCAAAAATAAGGGAATAGTGACTTTTAAATTTGGAACAGATGATATTATGAGAAATGATATTCTTGCTTATATAATTGAGAAGTTCGAAGAGGTTCATTAATATTTAGAAAAAAATATATTTAAAGCATATAATGAAAATATGCTGAAAACATATTGCAGTTCATGTGGAAATTCGATACAGTATCTAGAAGTCAAACCTAATTTTTGCACTAAATGTGGATGTAATTTAAGCACTGGTAAATCAACTCAGACTAATGTTAAGTTCGAACCACAAATAGAGATTATTCAAAAGCCTTCTATATCTAATTTAAATTGGGATATTGAAATAGATAAACCTAAAGGATACAAGTTAAAAGACTTAGCTAAAGGAGAAAAAAAGTCAATATCTGAAAGAAATATAGATGACTCGAGTTTGACTAAAGAAGAATTTCTTAGACAATTTCAAAAAGAAGCTGGTACTTTAAGAAGAGGTACTCAGGCTGAAGATGATTCTAGTGATAGTTCTGATTACGAAGAAGATGATGATTCGTGAAAAAACCAAGTTTTGAAAATAAATTTCAAGAAATTAATGTAGAGATCTACAAAAGAAAACATAAGTGGAGTTTGACTTCACTTGCTTGGATGGATTTTGATGATGTTTCCCAGATATTAAGAATACATATTCATAAAAAATGGAAGATGTATGATCCAAGTCAACCTTTAGCTCCTTGGATTAACAGAATTGTTAGTAATCAAATAAAAAATTTAATTAGAAATAATTATGGAAACTATTCTCGTCCTTGTTTGAAATGCGCAGCAGCAGAAGACGAAGATCATTGTAGTATATACGGAAAGCAATGCAACGCATGCCCATTATACGCTGCTTGGGAAAAGAATAAAAAAAATGCACATGATACAAAACTTCCATTAGCTTTAGAAAATCATACTCAAGAAGTTCATAAAATGCAAGATTCTAAAATAGATATAGAAAAGAGTGCAAAAAATATCCATAAAAAAATGCAACAAGTACTTAAGCCTACTGAGTGGAAAGTGTATCAACTGCTTTACATCGATCATAAAGACGAAGATCAAGTAGCTAATAGTATGGGATATAAAACCAGTGAAAAAAATAGAGCGCCAGGGTATAAGCAAGTTCAAAATATTAAAAAATCCATTATGATTAAAGTAAAAAAATATCTTTATAGTGACGATGTGGATATAGTATGAATGAATTAGAGCTAACAGATGATCAAAAGAAAAAAATTCTAGAGGAATGGAATTCAAGAAAAACTAATCCCCCTTCTTTAGCAGAATTGACTAAATTAATATTTGGAGAAGGATTAGACGGAAGAAGTCAGCAAGGTAAAGCTATCAAAGTATATTTGGCATCTAGACAAATTACTCCTAAAAAAAGTCATGAATACGAAGCAAAGGGCTTAATTGAATTAACTGAAGAACAAAAAGAATATATTAGCCATAGTTGCTCTACTATGACTTCTGTAGAAATAGCAAGAATCATTTTTAAAAATACTCAGCTAACTAATTTAAATCAAGAAACAAGAACTGTATCAGATCATATAAAAACTCTGGACACAAAAATTGTATACGCTGATCCAAATAATATTCCAGAAGGTAACTATAAAGCTCCAGCTACATTTAATAGATGTTTATCTAGGATTAACAGATATGTTCATGAAGGTATAGATGAAAGTAAATTAACTGGTAAGCAAAAGAGAGACATACAATCTCTAATAGGATATTTACATACCTATCGTTTTTTGCATCAAATTAATACCTATCAAGATGAGCAAGAACGAGAACTTTTTGAAAGTAGTTTTATACGATATACTTACGATAAGAATGACCTAACTCAAGAAGAAGTAGATCAATATATCGTGCTTTCAACTGAAGTAATTATATCTTCTAATATACAAGAAACTATCGCCGTCTTGCAAGTCCAGATGGATGAAGCTGTTCAAGCTGGAGAAAAGATATCAATGTCATTGGTTGAAGCAATCAGTACTTCTAGAAATGAATATAATCAATCTGTTGGTAGACAACAAAAATTACTCCAAGATCTAAAAGTAAAAAGAAGCGATAGATTAAGTAAGCAAGTAAAAGAAAATGCTTCAATATTAAATCTTGTAGAACTATGGAAAGAAGAGGAAAGTCGTAAGGAGATGCTGAAAATGGCCGAGATGAGAAAAGAATTGTTAACTAAAGAGATTGAAAGACTTAGCACAATAGATGAAATTAAAGCTAGGATTATGGGCATATCTATAGATGAAGTCTTGAATGGATAAAATGCAAGTAGAATGTAAAGTATGTAATGAACTTTTTTCTGCAGATAAAATCTTACATCTGCATTTAAAAGCTCATAAAATAAGTATAGCAGAATATTATCAAAAATATCATGCCAGACATGATCTACATACTGCTGAAATGATAAATTTTAAAAATAAAGATCAGTATTTTATTGATGATTTTAATAATAAGAATAATCTTAAAGCATATATTAAAAATTTAGAGCCCAGTGCTTTGGAAAACTTCTTAACAAATATCCTCATTAAAAGAAAAGAGTCTAAAAATTTAGTCTTTTCTCCTACTCAAGTTGAACTACGCTCTACGATAATGCCCTCAATAGTAACTTTTAATAAGTATAAATTAAATTATTATAATATATGTGACAAAATTGGACTTAAAAACAAATTCTTTAACTACGAAGGTGAAGAGTTAAAATTTGAAGAATCAAAAAATCATCAAATAATGGTAGACACCAGAGAGCAGAATCCTCTTAGACTTAAATATAAACAACAAGTGGCAAAACTAGATTTTGGAGATTATACGCTAAACGATTTAGAGAGATGCTGTTTCACCGCTGTAGAAAGAAAGAATCTTTCAGACTTTATTGGCACTATGAGTGCTGGCTATGATCGATTTAATAATGAGATAGAAAGAGCTAAAAACGCTAATTACTATTTAATTGTACTTGTCGAGGAGTCTATAAATGACGCTCTTTCATTTAATTATTTACCTCATATATCTAAAAAGATAAAAGCAACCCCAGAGTTTATATTTCATAGAGTAAGAGAATTATCTCAAAAATATGATAATATTCAATTTGTATTTACTGATGGTAGAAAGAGAGCTTCAGAATTACTTATCAAAATATTAACTGGTAATTGTTTCTCAAAAAAATATGATTTACAATTATTGGTTGATTTAGGCATAATTTAATATGTGGTACTCTCCAGATAAATATAATAAACCTAATTTAGTAGACACCAACAAAGAACTACTAAAAATTGAGGGTCCAATGATGGATAAAGAAGCTAGAATAAGTCTAGCAAAATTTTTAAGGACAAATTTGGGAATTACAACTGAATTAATCAGCGGAATTAAACTCGCTCCATATCAAGAGATAACTTTAAAGGCGTTCTTTAATCGTAATTTTAATATGTGCATCTTTGGTCGAGGTTGTGGAAAAAGTTTCATAGCTAGTGTTTATTGTTTTCTGCAGTGCATTTTTGAACCTAATTCTAAAATTTTAATAGCTGGCCCTACATTCAGAACAGCAAGAAATATATTTACTAATCTTGAAAAAATAGTAAATAGTAAAGAAGCTCAATTATTGCAACAAGCTTTTGGAGTTAAAAGCAAAAGAAATGATTTATTCGAATGGCAAATCAATGGTGGAAACATAGTGGCTATACCTTTGAATGGTGAAAAGGTTCGAGGTTTCAGAGCAAATGTTCTTGTGTTGGATGAGTTTCTACTTATACCAGAAGACATAATTAAAAATGTGCTTATGCCGTTCTTAGTCGCCCCACAAAACATGAAAGAAAGAATTCAAATAAGAGAGATGGAGGATAAACTTATCTCTGAAGGATTGATGAAGCATGAAGATAGAATGGTTTTTCCAAATAAATCTAAAATGATAGCTTTATCTTCTGCTAGTTATACATTTGAAAATTTATATAAAACTTATAAGGAATGGATCTCAAATATCTACTCTGAAGATCAAGTAAAAGATGCTACATATTTTGTAAGCCAAATGGGATATGATTCACTGCCAGAAGAAATGATCGATAAGACTATTATAGAAGAAGCTCAAGCTGGTGGATTAAGTCATAGTGGATTTTTAAGGGAATACTGTGCTCAATTTACAGATGGTAGTGATAGTTATTTTTCAGCAAAAAAAATGCATGAATGTACTATACCTGATGGCGAATCTCCTACTTCTAAAATATATGGAGATAAAGACAAAAAATATATAATAGCTATTGATCCAAGTTTCAGTAATAGTCCAAGCTCTGATTATTTTGCTATGAGCGTACTTGAACTAGACGAAGAGAAAAAAGATGCAACTATAGTCCATTCTTATGCAGTAGCTGGTGGAGATCTTAAAGACCATATTTTATATTTTCATTATTTGATGACTAACTTTAATGTGGAAATGATTATTATTGATAATGCTGGATATCAATTCATTGATTCAGCAAATGAAAATGAATTATTTAAAAAATCAAATATTGATCTTAAATTTTTTGATGTTAATTCAGATGCAGAAGGAACAGAATATGATCTAATGTTGAAAGATGCAAAAAGACAATTCAATAAAGAAACTAAAAGAATATGTTTCAAGCAAGTGTTTACTATAGAATTTATTCGTAAAGGCAATGAATACCTTCAAGCAAGTATAGATCATAAGAAAATATGGTTTGCTAGTCGTATATCTGCAAATGGAGATTCGTTTGGAAGAGTAACTGGTCATAATATTAATATAGAAAACACTGGATTTGATAATTTAATTGATTTTGTTGAGAACCAAGATGATATGATCTATGGTACAAAGAAAGAATGTAGTTTAATAGAGATAAGAAGCACCAGCCGAGGACTTCAATCTTTCGATTTGCCTCAACACTTAAAAAGAAATACTAGCGCTACTCGAGCAAGAAAAGATAGATATACAGCTCTTATGCTAGGTAATTGGGCTAGTAAGATATACTTTGATTTAATTAAAGTAGAGAATAAATTAGAAAATGATACATTTACTCCTATAATGTTAAAATAGGTGTAATTTCTAAAAATAATCAAAAATGACTAAAAAACCCCAAAAAGACGAAAAAATAACTAATTTTACAACTACCGAATCTGAGCCATTAATGGCTTTAGGTGGTCTAAAAGAAGCAAAAGCTTCTGATAAGGCTCGTAGAAATAGAGCTGGTACTATTGAGAGAACTGATAAGTACTCTAATATATCTAATGGTCTAATACCTTTTAATCGTGCTACCACAAATATATATAGTTCATCTAACATGGATATCAGAGATGCTGTAATATTGTGTCAAAAATGCTATTATAATTTTGCTATATTTAGAAACACAATAGATTTAATGACAGAATTTAGTTCTAGTAAAATTTATTTCAAGAATGGTAGCAAAAAGAGCAGAGACTTTTTTGAAGCTCTATTTGATAAAATTAATTTGTGGTCTTTTCAAGATAAATTTTTTAGAGAATACTATCGCTCTGGAAATGTATTTATTTATAGATTTGACACAAATATTAAAGAAGATGATTTAATAAAAATTACTCAAACTTTTGGGATAAGCAAAGCTGCATCTGTTACTCTTCCTGCTAGATATATTATTATTAATCCTGCTGATGTACAAATTGGTGGAAACATTAGTTTTGTTACAAACACATTTTATAAAGTGTTAAGTGATTACGAACTAGAAAGATTAAGAAATCCTAGAACAGAAGAAGATAAGGAAGTTTATAATTCTTTACCAGAAGATGTAAAACAAAATATACAAAAGAAAACAAGCTCTGCTATCATGCCACTTGACACTGCAAGATTAGTTGCTGTTTTTTATAAAAAACAAGATTACGAGCCATTTTCTGTTCCTATGGGTTATCCAGTTCTAGAAGATATAAATGCTAAAGCTGAGATGCGTAAAATGGATATGGCTGTAACAAGAACTACTCAACAAGCTATTCTTCTTGTAACTATGGGCACAGATCCTGAAAAAGGCGGAGTTAATCAAAAGAATTTAGAAGCAATGCAAAGCTTGTTTCAAAATGAAAGTGTTGGAAGAGTATTGATAGCAGACTATACGACAAAGGCTCAATTTGTTATTCCAGCTATCGGTGATATTCTTGATCCTAAAAAATATGAAGTTATTGATAGAGACATTCAAATGGGATTAAACAATATACTAATTGGAAGCGAAAAATTCGCTAATCAAACTATAAAAGTTCAAGTATTCATTGAAAGATTAAAGCAAGCTAGAGAAGCATTTATAAATGAATTTTTGTTTCCAGAGATTGTGAGAATAAGCAAGAGTCTTGGATTCAAGAACTATCCAACACCATACTTTGAAGATATTGATCTTAAAGATGATATTCAATATTCTAGAGTTTACAACAGACTAATGGAACTTGGAATATTAACTCCAGAAGAAGGCCTTACAGCTATTGAAACTGGTCGTCTTCCAGATCCAGAGTCATCATTAGAAAGCCAAAAGAAATACAAAGAGTTAAGGGATCAAGGATATTATACTCCTTTGATTGGCGGTAGCCAACCTCAAGGTGGCCGACCAGTCGGAAGTGGATCACCTCAAACAACAAAAAATATTAGTCCAATTGGAACTGGTCCTCAATCAAAAGCAGAATTTAGCGCTAAAAAAGTATCTGAAAATTTTTCTATCGCTTCGAAACTAGAAGATCATGTCTCAGATTTAATTAAACAAAAATTTAATATCAAAAAATTAAATAAACAACAAAAAACTATAGCTAATGATATTTCTAAAATGGTTATTAGCAATGAGAATACAGAAAATTGGATACAAAGCGCTGCTAGTTATGTTGAGAATCCAATTGATAAGAATCAAGATAATATAAAAGAAGTTTTAGAAATTGCAGAGAATCATCAAGTAGATTTTTATATCGCTAGTATTTTAAGAAATAGTAAAATTTAATCTCCTGGATAGACGCATATATCATCATTTAAGATGATAGTAAAATCTATAGGATAATCTTCTTTTTCTCCAGCTTCTCTTTTCCTATTATTTGATGCATCTGTTATAGCTTTTAATTTTAATATATCGTCTCTAGAATAAATTTTAGGTCCATAGTACATCCATTTATTTTCTGGTTCATCCCAAAAAGCAAAGGCTCCGATTAAATTATATTTTTTAATGTATTGTTCGTATTTATTTGCAATTGGTGATTGCCATTGAAGTTTCTCTTTATTAAATGTCCATGATGGAAAAGGTTGTACATCTATAAAAGCATCTAATTCTGAATCATAAATAGTTGTATTAATGGAAGGAAATTTATTTCTAAATGTAGAGTTCCAAGAGCATTGTATCCATTTTCCTGGAACTAAAGAGTTACAAAATGTGATTCCTATATTTTCATTTTCTTTGCCATAAGGATCTAAAATAGAATCATTATCTACTTTAATTATATTTATGACTATGTTTTTTTCATTTAATTGAGCAAAATGTGCCATATAAAAATCCTCTTAATCAAATCTAAAAGTGCCAGCAGCTGTGAACACATGATAAGACGTATCACTAGCAGCATGATATGTAATATTATTTCCACCAACACCCACTATAGTACCTGTATACCTAACCACTACAACTCCTGCTTTAGATGCCGAGCTTAGTCTTGATCCAGCGCCATACATTCTTCCTTCATTGCTACCGCCACCTCCTCCAGCACCAGTGCCTCCACTGCCATGCTGTGAGCCTCCTCCAGAACCAACATGTGTAGTTACAGTATTCCAACCTGCAACAGTTGCATTAAAAGGAGGAACAGCTTTGGTGTTCGCGTCTAATGCGTAACCATTTCCATATCCAGAAGTTTCATTATTACTACCATCTACTCCTCTTTCTGCATAACCTCCTCCGCCACCAGATAAATAAGGATAATTACCATAATCTCTTCCATAACCACCTCTCTGTCCTTGAACTATATTATAAGTGCCTTGTCCTGCAGTAGGATTTGTATATCCACTTCCTGGGCTACCAGAACTACCTCTGCATGGATTACCAGATCCACCACCTGATCCACCCGTAGAGCCTGGTGAAGAACCACAATATCCAAGTCCACCAGCACCACCTCCTTTGGCTATGTAATTTGCAGTAAATTGACTATCACCTCCACTAGCAGTAGTTGATGCTGCTCCAATCGTAATAGCATAGTTGGTTGCAGCTACTGGAGTCAGTGTGAACCAAGGTAATACTCCTCCACCTCCTCCACCACCCGCGCCACTGCCACCACCACCAGCTACAACAAGCACTTGCATAGAGCTTGGCATTCTACTTTTACCATAACCATCGCTCATCGAGATTGTGCTTCCATCTGTGGTCACTTTAAATAAAGTTCTTAGATTGCTTTGATTAAGAGAAATTAAAAGTGTTCCAGCTAATCCAAGTTCTACATTAACATTATTTAAACTAATTGGTCCAGAAGATGGCAAAGGCATAAAATTTTATTTATGTTTTAGTTTTTCTATCTCTAGAGAAAGTTCTTTAATAGCCTCTATCAATAAAGGTATTAATTTTTCGTAATAGACTGTTTTATAATTTTCTCCTGTTTTAGAAATTGTTTTACCTGTCGAATCAGTTGAGCAATCAATTGGAGCTAAAGTAACAATTTCTGGTAATATTTTTTCTACTTCTTGAGCGCTAATTCCAACTTGTAATGAATCATTATTATAACCAAGTTCTTTGGCTTTAGAATTTTCTTTGTAGTAATAGCCATTTAAAGAATTGACTTTTTCTAATGCATTTGATATTTTACCTATAAAATCTTTAAGACGTTCATCTGAATAGTAAGCTGTAATATTATTGGTTGCTCTAATTTCGCCAGCTGTGCCACTTGATGCTGTACCAACACCAAGAGAGTTTACTTGATAATTATTACCAGTCGCCAAAGCATTTGCTGTTGTAGCTGTTGTAGCCGTTGTAGCATTCCCACTTAATGAAGCAGTAATAGTTCCAGCGCTAAAATTGCCACTAGCATCTCGTGCAACAATTGCAGAAGCAGTATTAGCGTTTGTTGCAGTCGTGGCGCTATTAGAGACTTTGAGTGCGGTACTTATGGTTGCTAGTTTGGTATCAACTATAGCAGCAGATGCGCTAATGTCAGCGTTAACTATGCTAGTGCCAAGAGATAGTTTGCTGTAAGCTATAGCAGCAGTTGCGCTAACATCAGCGTTAACTATGCTAGTACCAAGAGACAGCTTGCTATAAGCGATAGCAGCAGTTGCGCTAATGTCAGCGTTAACTATGCTAGTACCAAGAGACAGCTTGCTATACGCGATAGCTGCAGCACTATCTACGTTAGCATTGGTTATAAAACCCCAAACTGGAGCTGCGTCTCCAGCGCTTTTTAAAACGTGAGCAGTTGTTCCATAATTAGCTGCTCCACCAAAAGCAATTCCGCCGTTTGGTGTTATCCTAAATCTTTCACTACCAGCAGTATCTATACTAACTGCGTCACTAGTAACAAATCTTATAAATGTGTTAGTATCTCCAGCGTGAATAATTTTATCAGTAATTGTAACATCTCCATTTACCTCGAATAAAGTGCTAGCAGAAATAGTATTAATTCCAACGTTACCACTATTTGTTATAAACAATCTGCTAACTCCTGCTGTAGTTAAATCTAAACCAGTTAATGAGCTATTTAGGCTCTCTACTTGAAGTGTTCTTGCCATAATTATTATTACACCTATAAATACTTTATATTAAAAAGACTATAAAAAATAATATTTATACACAAGAATATGTAATTTATTCATTTATTCACATTCAAGTAAGTTTTTTCTTTTATATGTCTTAAGAATGATGTAATATAGAGTCTAGTCTTTTGATATGAATAAAAACATTTTAGTAAAAAAACGTAACGGAACTTCTGAAAAATTTGATATAGAAAAAATCAATAAAGTTATTAAATGGGCAATTGAAGGTTTATCTGGAGTAAGTCTCACAGATATAGAAATCAATGCTAAGATTAATATGCATGAAGGAGTTTCAACAGAAGAAATTCATAAGCTTATAATTGAGAGCGCAGCAAACTTGATCACTATTGAAAATCCAAACTATCAATATGTTGCTAGTAGGTTACTAAACTACCAATTGCGTAAAGATGTATGGAAAGGCAAGCATGCACCACGACTAATAGAATTTATACAAAATAGTATAAAAAATAAAATTTATGATCCTATATTATTAGAAAAATACACTGATGACGAAATAAATAAAATGGGAGAATTTATTGACCATGATAGAGATTTTATATTCACTTATGCTGGAATCAAACAACTTTGCGATAAATATTTAATTAAAAATAGAACAAATGGTGTGATCTATGAAACACCACAATTTGCTTACTTATTAATATCTGCTTATGCTTTTATAAATCATCCAATAGAGACAAGAGTTAATTATGTAAGAAAATTCTATGATGCTATTAGTAAGCATAAAATTAATCTTCCAACCCCAATTATGGCTGGAGTAAGAACTAGTAGCAGAAATTATGCTAGTTGTTGTCTTATCGGAGTCGATGATACAAGAGAGAGTATTACTGCTAGTGCTACTGCTGTGAGTATGGCTACTGCTAATAGATGTGGTATTGGAATTGATGTGAGTAAGATTAGAGCTATAGGTTCTCCAATTAAAAACGGAGAAGTTGTTCATACTGGTTTAATTCCATTCTTGAAAATCTATGAAAGTAGCGTAAAAGCTTGGCAACAGAATGGATTGAGGGGTGGTAGTGCAACTTGTAATATTCAATGGTGGCACTATGAGATTGAAGATATTATAGTATTAAAAAATAATGCTGGCACAGATGATAATCGAGTTCGTAAACTTGATTATACTGTTGGTATGAGTAAACTATTTTATGATAGAGTATTAAAAGATGAAGATATTACATTATTTAATAACTCTGAAGTCCCAGAACTTTATGAAGCTTGGGGAACAAAAGATTTTGATAAGATTTATAAAGAGTGTGAATCTAAAAGATTAAAAATAAAAAAGAAAGTATCTGCTCGCAAATTGTTTTCTCTTATAGTTAAAGAAAGAGTCGAAACAGGCAGAATTTATATTTTAAATGTTGATCACGCTAACGATCATGGAGCTTGGCTAGACAAAGTAACAATGAGTAATCTGTGTACTGAAGTCATTCATCCTACTATTCCATTAAATGATTATAATGATAAAGATGGTGAAATTGGAATGTGTATTCTTTCAGCAGTAAATATGTTAGAAATTAAAAATTGGCAAGATCTTGAAAAGACCTGCGATCTTATCGTAAGATTTCTAGAAGAAATCATTGACATTCAAGACTATTTTAATATTGCTGCTGAGAATTTTGCTAAAAAACGTAGAAGTTTAGGGATTGGAATTACAAACCTTGCAGCTTATCTAGCTAAAAATGAATTAAAATATAGCTCTGATAAAGCTTTATCAGTCCTTGATGAATGGATGGAGCATTTCCAATACTATCTTCTCAAGTCTAGTCTTGAAATAGCTAAAGAAAAAGGCAGGTGTGAAAAATTTGATAGAACAAAATATTCTAAAGGTTTATTACCAATAGATACATACAAAGATAAATTAGATGAAATTGTTAAAAGAAAATTATCTTTAGATTGGGATCAGTTAAGAAAAGACATAAAAGAGTTTGGACTAAGACACTCTACACTTTCGTCTTGTATGCCTTGCGAAAGTAGTTCAGTTATTCAATGCTCTACAAATGGTGTTGAACCAATTCGTAGTCTTATGACTTACAAGACTAGTAAAATGGGCAAACTTCCAGTTATGGTTCCAGGCATCGGAAAATATGAAGAGAACTATGAACTAGCTTATGATCTCAAAGATAACATTGGACTATTAAAAATCAATGCTGTTATTCAAAAATATATTGACATGGCTATATCAACTAATGTATACTACAATTATAGTCATTATGAGAATAACATATTGCCAGATTCTAAAGTCATGAAAGAAATAATGTATGCATATAGTCTTGGCTTAATAAGCTTATATTATAATAACACAGATGATGGTGATAAAGAACAATCTATGACTCAAAAAGAAGATGATTGTGCTAGCGGAGCGTGTAAATTATAGCCCTATGAAAACAGTTTTAAATTTAAAAAACGTAGACTATACTAAACAACCTTTGTTTCTTGGAGAAGATCTAAATTTACAAAGATATGATCGTTTTAAATATCCTATATTTTTTGAATTATTCAAGAAGCAGAACGAAAACTTTTGGTGGCCTCACGAAATCGCTCTTGGTAAAGACAGAAGTGATTATCAAAATTTAACTGATACTGAAAGATTTGTATTTGATAGTAATTTAAGATTTCAAACTCTTGGTGATAGCATGCTTTCTCGTAGCATTCATTCTCTTAAAGATTATGTAAGCAATCCAGAACTTGAAATTTGTATGAATACTTGGGCTCAATTTGAAGGCATTCATAGTTATAGCTATTCTTATCTTCTTAATAATGTCTACCCAGATCCAACTAAATTTTTTGATAGCATAATGCAAGATAAAGAGATCACAAGTCGCGCTGAACTTATTAGAAATAACTTTGATAAAATTCTTGGCGATGATGAAAAGAAAGATCCTAAACAAAAGATTTTTGATGCTATTCTTTCTATTAACGTAATGGAAGGACTTGTGTTTTATGTTTCTTTTGCTTGTTCCTTTTATTTTGGATATCGCGGTAAGATGGAAGGTAATTCTAAAATTATTAAATTTATTCAAAGAGATGAAGCTTTGCATTTTGCTACTTCTCAAAATCTCTTAAAGATACTTCGTGATGAAGATGAAGAAGGTTTCACATCTATTGTAAAGAAAAATGAAGACAAGATCTATGCTTTCTACGAACAAGCAGCAAAGAACGAAAGTGAATGGTCTCAATATCTCTTTAGTAATGGTAGTTTACTTGGATTAAATGCTGAGGTTTTAGATGGTTACTCTAAGTGGCTTTGTGATAGCAGATTAAGAAGCTTAGGCTATAAGAAGATCTTTAATCAAAAGGATAATCCTATAGCTGGATGGCATGATAGCTATTTAGATAGTAGTAAAGTACAAGTTGCGCCACAAGAAACAGAAATTTCATCCTATAAAATAGGAGCTAGAAAAACTGATATAACTGATGATGATTTCTCTAATTTAAAACTATAACAGTATATATAATGTGTAATTATATGTGTGAATTTGGATATCAACATATTATTTAATTTAGTCTTAGGAGCATTATCTTTCCTTGGAGGATGGCTATTTACCAGAGTCTTTTCACTTTTTGATAAGCAAGAGAAACTAATGAAAGATTTGAATGATAAAACTTTCAGCGACTTTATAATTTTAAGAAAAGAGCTAGAAGCAGAGAGTAGAAGAAATGAACAAGATATTGCTGATCTAGCTTTAAAAGTAAGCACAACTTATGCTACGAAAGATACTGTAGAGAATGCTATGGAAAAGATTGAAGATAAGCTTGATAGGAATTTTGAATTGATTCAACAATATTTTTTCGATAAAAACTAATTTAACTGTAATAGTTTAAGTGATCGTAACTCATAAAGATATTGAATATCTTTCTAAAAAACTAGAATTGTCAGAAGAGAAGACTTTCTGCTTAATAAATGACCCAGAAGCCATAGAAGCAATACTAACAAAAGCATCAGCGCAAGACTTGCATGGTGAAGAGGTAGTTGGTATCAGTTTTAAACTTTTTGCAGTTCTATCTATTTTAAAATATAGCCAAGATTTAGATTATGATTTTAATGAAAAAGAATATATAAGTGATACTATAAGTAAAAAGTATCCAGTTATAAGTAAAGACAAGCTAGAAGATGAGTTTATTTTTAATATAAAAAAAGATGAAGATACTGCTCAGTACTTTACTGTATTCTTAGGATTCTTTCATAAGAAGTTGGAAAGACCAAGAAGATGTTATCCTAATCAGAAGACTTATTACATGATAGCTAAACAAGGATACGAGAACTCAAACAAAGAAAAGATAGCTTATCATCTTAACAATTGGATTAAAGTATTAAGAACAATCAATACTGAAATCTGGTACTAATCTTGTATTTATTAACTTTTCTTTAATATCCCATAGAAGACTTTCCCTCATATATATTATATTAAGGTTGTG